AACCCCACGAAGCCACCTGGCTCTCCTGGCGGAGAAGGAGGCTGGAAAGGAGCTATAGGTGGCAGAGTTGGATATTCAAAAGGAGGAATCGTAGATTTACTATAATGTCTAAACAAAACGCTTTACAAAAAATAGAATCACACGAAAAGCTTTGCAGAATCATGCAGAAATTAACACACAAAAAAATTCATTCAATAGAAGAACGAGTAAAAAGACTTGAGAAAATATTACTCACATGCACAGGAGCATTGATTGCTAGCATGGCTTTTTTAATTTATACCCTGATCAGTCACTTAGCCTCATAATAGATTTTCAAAAATCACAACGCCTCGCGCGTATGTCCTACATTTTCTGAGATTAGATCCAGTCTTTAAGTTCTTCGCCCATAACTTTAGATGCAATATTAATTTTATTACGTAAAGCTTTTACAATTCTTTCATCAACAGTGTTTTCACAAATAATATCTATATAAGTCATAGGATATTTTTGACCAATACGATCTATTCTAGCTTCTGATTGTGTTCTAAACTCTAAATTATATCCATTAGAGTAATAAATCATATTAGATGCTGCAGTTAATGTAATACCATAACCACCTGTTGCTGGTGTACCTACAAAAAATCTACAGTCAGGATCAGTTTGAAATCTATCTATATTTTTTTGTCTTTCATTTTTTGGAGTTAAACCATAATAATCAACAACAGATTTTTCACCATATTCCTTAACAATAGCTTTTATAATTTGATTTATATCTTTTTGCCAGTGGCCCCATATTACAACTTTACCCTCAATCTCTTCCAACACATCTGTTAGTTCATCAATACGATTGTTAGGTATTTCTTGCGTTGAACCATCATCTGCTGTAAAATGCCCGCACGTTATTTGCTGCAATCTCATAAGTTGGGTCATTACAGTTGTTGTACTAACCATTTTACCATTTAATACTGCAAGTGCTTTCTCTTTCATTTGAGAATATAATTTGTGTTGATCTGGACTTAATTGTACTGTACGTTTGATAAAAGTTTTTTCAGGTAAATCTAAACAATCATCTTTTAATACTCTGTAAGAAAAAGGCTGTAATTTTTCAGATAATTCACCTAGATTGTGATAACCCACAACAATTTGTACCGATCGACCATTAAAATTAGCATTTTTCATAATAGCGTACCTAGTTCTAAACCCATAATAAGAGGCATGGCCTAATAACCAAGGGTCTAAAAATTGACATTGTGTATATAAGTCGAGCGGTGATTTAGTAACAGGTGAACCTGTAAGAATCCGTCTATATTTAGAATATTTACTTAAACCTAAAATATTTTTAGTTCTTTTTGCACCAGGGTTTTTAATAGTAGTAGATTCATCAACAGCCATTAAAGTGTTATGACACGATAAAAATTTTCTAGCAAAATCAACACCTTTTTTAGTAGAGAATGCCTCTACATTCATAATTAGAATATGCAATTCTTCACCTGTTTCGAATAACGTATCTAATTTTTTTTCTTGAGTTTTATTAATCATCGCCTGCCATAAAACTGTTTTGTTATCAATGTGATCTGGTAAGTGAGTTGGTAATTCATTATTATACCAAGTACCCACAACACCTTTAGGTGCAACAATTAAAGCACCATTAACTTTACCTTTATCATAAAGCATAGCTAAGTTGTCGATTAATACTTTAGATTTACCTGTACCCATTTCCATAAAATAGGCATACACTTCTTTATCCCATGACTTCTCCAACGCTTTTAATTGATGCGCGTATGGCTTGGTCTTAAATTTATAATTTATCATTTTTCTTCTTTCTAGTTGACAAGATAACAATGAATCACTATATTGTCAAGTATGAAAGTAGATGAATATACAAAAACAATGGATTATTTAACAAAGACGGAAAAAGAACCTATTGTTTATTTATTACAAGAAGTACCTGGTACAAAAATAGGTGTACCTAAGTATAATATTATTGGGGCTCAAAAATTTGGTAAGATAAAAGTCTTATTAAGAGAAGAGACTCAAATTGTTAGAAGTCCTGGTCCTATCACATATCAACTTAGACGTTTGCTAAAAGATTTTACAGATAAAGATTATTTACTTTTATCTGGTGATCCCAAAGTAATTGGTTTATCTTGTTCTATTGCGTGTGATATAAATAATGGAAAATACAAAACGTTAACTTGGGACAGGCAAGAAAAAATGTATTACCCGAGTGAATTTAACATATATGAAAGAGGAGAAATAAATGAGTCAAATAGACTATGAAGAAGATAGAATACATTCGATAACGCAGGCAGATGCCGCGAAATCTTTATCGGATAAAGTTATAGAATTAAAAAACTTAGAAGACGAAATTCAAAACGCTGAAGAAAGTGTTTCTAAATTAAAAGAAAAAGCAAAAACATTGTCGGAGTATGAACTCCCAAAGATGATGGAAGAAATGCATATTACAAAATTAAAGCTTAAAGATGGTGAGTCTGTAGAAATAAAAAAAGTCTATGGTGCATCTATACCTCCTGAAAATCAGGAAGGAGCTTTTCAATGGCTTCGAGACCATGACCTAGGTGATATTATTAAACGTGATGTCACCGTTACCTTTGGTCAAGGCGAAGACAACAAGGCGAGCGTTTACGCAGACCTTGCACAAGGTCAGGGATATGAACCCGTCCAGAAAATTGGCGTTCATCCTCAGACACTTAAAGCAGTAGTTAGAGAGCGTCTTGAATCTGGACGAGAGATGCCCTCTGACTTATTTAAAACTTACGCAGGTAACCGTACAAAAATAACACGGAGATAAATATGAGTGACGAGAAGCAAGTAGCGATAAAAAAAGAAGCAGGATTACCTTCATCAATATTGTTTGAAGAGGATGCTGCTGCAGGTTTTGAAAATGTAAAGACAGTAAGTTTGGCTTTGCCTATTTTAAAACTTTTACAAAATGGCTCAGGAGAAGCACAAAGACGTAATCAAAATTATGTTGAAGGTGCGGAACCTGGAATGTTTTTGAATATAGTTACAAAAAAACTATATAATGGAGCAGAAGGAATAAATGTTATTCCTTGTCATTATAAACTAGAGTATCAAGAATGGGCTGATTTTGGAACTGGTTCTAATAGACCAGAAAACATTTATTCAGCTGACTCTGATATTCTATCAAAAACAACCAAAGATGGATCTGGTAAAGACCGATTGGAAAATGGTCATTACATTTTAACTGTTGGTCAACACTATGTGTTGATTGTCAGTGAGGGTTCTGTTGAGCAAGCTTTAATATCTATGAGTTCATCTCAAGGTAAAATAAGCAGAGGATGGAACTCTATGATGCTGTCTATTACTTTTGAAGGTAAAGATGGTCCATATAACCCATCGTCTTTTAGCCACAGTTATAAACTAAGTTCAGTTTTAAATTCTGGCAAGGGTAATCAATGGTATGGTTATAATGTTGTACAAGTTGGTAAAGTTGAAGATCCTGCTTTATACGAACGTGCTAAGAAATTTTACACTAGTTTAGCTAGCAAGTAGTGTAGATAGTGGGCGGTTGATGGAGACGGAGATCGCCCACAGTTAACAAAAAAATACTATGAAAGATTTAGAAAAGTTTATAAATATATTTGAAGGACTCGACATTGCCTACGGCATTACTAAAAAAAGTGATGAGATTAATGAAAAAGGTAAAAATGTAACTAAGTCTTTTACAATAACAAAGACACCTATAGAAAGTCTTTGGCAAGATCACCTTGATGGAAAAGATCCAGGGCTTGGTATAATTCCAATTAATAAAGAAAATAAATGTAAATGGGGTTGTATAGATGTTGATAAATACCCTGTAGATCACAAAGAATTTATTAATATTTTAAAAAGAAAAAATATTAAAGCAATCGTGTTTCGTTCTAAATCTGGTGGGGCACATATTTTTATGTTTACAAAAACTTTTGTTCCAGCGATAGTTATGAGAGCAAAATTAAAAATGATTGCTTCTACACTCGGTCATGCGAGAGCAGAGATATATCCCAAACAAGATTATATTAATGTAGCAAGAGGAGACACAGGTAGTTTTTTAAACCTTCCTTATCATAATTCTGAAAAATCTGTAAGGTATGCGTTCAATTCTCAGGGTTTTAAAATGTCTTTACAAGAATTTTTTTATTACCATGAAGCCATGTCTATGACAGAAGAAGAGTTAACTAATTTTGTAATTTCTAACGAAAAAGAAGATATTAATTTTTTTAAAGGTATGTCGCCATGTTTAGTTACACTTTTAAGTGATGGTGTACCAAACGGGCAAAGAAACAATTGTATGTACAATGTAGGCGTTTATCTTAAAAAACGCTATCCAGAAAATGATGAGTGGCAAGGTCATATGCATATATATGACAAAGAGTTTATGAAACCTCCATTAGGTGCTAATGAAATTAATGTATTAAAAAAATCTTTAAATAGTAAAGACTATCGCTACAAATGTAAAGATGAGCCTATATGTAGTTTTTGTGATGCTAAAAAATGTGCAACAAGAGAATTTGGTATAGGTGAAGATGGCCCGACACCAGAAATTACAGAAATTAGAAAATATGAATCAGATCCACCTATTTGGTTTGTTTGTTTAGATGGACCCACAGTAGAAGTCGATGGTTCAACACTGCATGATGCTGAAAAATTTTCAGTAGCATGTATGGAACAGATTGGAAAACCTTTAATGCCTATTCCAAAACATGCATGGAGAAAAGCATTAATAAAACTAATTTCTAAAGCTAGACCAATGAAAGCTCCTGAATCTTCTAAAATCAAGATTCAACTTACAGATATTTTAGCAGATTATATAAATAGGACTCCAGGTAGGGACAAAGAAGATATTTTAAGAGGTGTTGCTTTTACAGATAAAGAAGGAACTACAATGTTTAAGTTTTCAAATTTTTGGAAATATTTATTAAGAACTAAATCTTGGGCTGACAAGACTTACCCAAAACAAAAAACTATGAGAATGTTACAAGAATTATTTGGTGCAAAAGAAGTTAGCCCAAAAATAGATGGTAAAACACATAGAGTATTAGAGATGCCTCATGTTAATCTAGATAAACCTAATACAAAAAGATACGAAATGGAAAAAGAACCATGGCAATAATAAGAAAGAAAATAATGGGACCTCCAGGTACAGGTAAAACACATAGATTAGTAAATCATTATTTAGCTAAAGAAATCAATGACTTACACACAGACCCACAAAGAATAGCTTATGTAACTTTTAGTAAAGCTACAGCGTTAGACGGTGCTAAAAAAATTAATGAAGTTTTTCCTGGAGTAGAACTTTTATACATTTCTACTTTACATGGAATGGGTACAAAAGAATTAGGTATTAATACTAAAGAAAAATTATTAAAGGGTAAGAAATGGAAACAATTTAAAAACGTTTATCCAATTTATTCTACCGTTAATTTTGATACTTTTGTAAATGAAAATGGTACAGAAATACATCAAGATAAAAATTTACAAGTAATAAATTATGCTAGAGCTAAAAGAATTAGTTTAGAAGAAGCATGCATACAATTAAAGTATCATGAAGGCTCTGTAGATATATATTATGTAAAACAATTAGAGCAGGACATAGAATACTACAAAAAAAAGAATAACATGGTTGAGTTTTCTGACATGATTAAGTTATTTGTTGATAAGGAAAAGCATCTTGCTCTCGATGCAATCTTTCTTGACGAAGCTCAAGATCTAAATCCTTTGCAATGGAGAATGGTTTTTCACATTGAATCTCAATGTAAAAGATCTTACATTGCGGGAGACGATGATCAAACAATATATAATTTTCAAGGTGCCGATTCTAAAATTTTTATTAACTTACCTGGGGAAAGAGATGACCAAGAAAAATCTTATAGGGTTCCAAAAGTTGTACATAGACAAGCACTAAAAATACTACCACATATTTCTAAAAGAGTTAGCAAAAAATGGTACGCAAAAGATGAAAAAGGAGAATTTATAACAAACTGTTTTCTAGAAGAATTAGATTTTAGTAAAGGTGAATGGATGGTATTGGCAAAAACAAATAAATTATTAGAAGAATTCTCTGAACATTTTTACAGAACAGGTCTGAGAATATTTGGTAAGAATAACAGTGTTTTACCTAATAGCGTATTGGAGGCTTATCGATTTTGGATTAAATTAAATAACGGTGAGTTAATTGCAACAGAGGATGCTAAAAAAATATATAAAGATTATTTAAACTACAACAAAGGTCATGTCACATATGGATATGCAAGTGGTAAAACATTGAAGGGTGACGAGATGGTTTCTTTAAGCATTTTAAAAAAAGATCATGGATTATTAATTGAGGGCGATTGGCAGCAGCTTAGTTTTGAAGAAGACACAAAGAACTATATAAAAAGTATTTTAAAAAGTGGTGATGATTTATTAACAGATTCAAGGATAGAATTATCTACTATACATAATGCTAAAGGTAGAGAAAGAGAAAATATTGTTTTGTGTATGGATTACGGAACAGAAACACAATCAGAAATGTTATCTCAAAAAGCATTGGACGAACCCGATATGACACATAGATTATTTTTTGTTGGTGTAACAAGAGCAATGCAAAGATTATATATTTTAGCACCACTAACTTCACATTACTACACAATAGGAGAACCAATAGTATGATGGATTTAACAAGCGAAGCTATTTTATTATCAATGATGACATTTTATTTTGGAATCAAACTATATTTATATTTTATAATATGAGCAACGTATATAAAAAACAAGTTGGAGGATCTCACTATCAGTCTATGATTATTCAACCGTCAGAGTTTATTAACAAAAATAATTTGCCTTTCGCAGAAGGAAACGCTATAAAATATTTGTGCAGGCACAAACAGAAAGGACAAAAGCAAGATTTGGAAAAAGCAATTCATTATTGTCAGATGGCAATTGATAGAGACTACTCATGAGTAATGAAATAAAAGAATTAATAAAAGAAATGAAAGAGTATCGCGACGGAATGGTGGTACGTAATCTTCCGTTTCAATGGATCAGCGATATCATTACTAAATGGGAAATGAAACAAGTGCCTAAGTTAGACTTCTTAGAAGAAGCTGAGAAAGAGAAAAAAGAATTAGAAGAATCATATAAAGAAGCAAAACGACAAACAGAAGAACGGAAATCTACCGAATGGGTTAAAGGTTATAACAAATGGAAGAAAAATAAATAATGCAAAAACCCCTTTTTACAGTTCCAACGGAATGGGTACACCCAGATTCTTTCCCAGACTTATCTGCATATGAAGAAATCTCAATAGACTTAGAAACAAAAGATCCAAACCTGATTAAAATGGG